GGAATTTTGGTGTCTCCACTACCACCACCTGTTGTACTTGATGGAGAATATCTATGTCTTAAATGTGCATATCTATAACTATTCCCAGTGGCAACAGAATTATTTACAAATACTCTTACTTGTAAAGTGGAAGCACCAGTGCTTCCGTGATTACCAACACCAGCTATTCTAACATAATATCTTCTAAATTTTGTAAAATCAATTACTCCACCAGTTTCCGTAAAATCCACACTTGTTGCACCAGATGCAGTAGTACCATTTAAATGAACAAGTCCACCTTCACTTTTAAGAAGACTGTAATCAATTCTTTTTAGAACACCAGCATCACTTACCAAGAACTCATCTGTGTCTGCTGGTGCAACACCCAATGCTGTTTGACCAGTTATCATTTCTGATGTTATTTGTGATGAACCTACACTTCCAGCTTGTGGATTTACTGTTCCCACAGCCTTACCCATATAAACAACATAGAGATCGTCAGAGCTAGTCAAAGCACTTGCCATAGTCAATGAAGTGCCAGAAGCTGTGTAAGCAGTTGTCGGCTCTTGTATTACATTATTAAGTACAACTCTTAATTCATTTGCATTTGTTACCGATTGAGAAAGTGTATAATTTGCTGTAGCGGAAGTTGTAATATCTTGCTTTACAAACGATTGAAATGATGTTGTTGGTGCTGGTCCGATATATCCCATATTATGTACTTATTGCATCTACCACAGAAACCCACACATCAAGCGATGAAGCGGTGTCAGAAATTACTTTTAAAGCATCTCCTGATTGAACAACAAACTTTGCTCCACCATCCAAGACTTGTAATGCTGATCCAGAGGGAATAGACACATCCTTTACTAAATGAATATCATTACTGCCATCATTAATATAACAAGAAACTGTAATTGCAGAAGTCGTTACATTCGCTAAACTTATGCCGACAATAGTATCAAAAGAGTTAGCGGTCAAAACTGTTGTCGCTCCTGTGCCTACATTATTACTCGTAAATCTTCTAAAATTTTGTGCCATATATTCTCCTTTATAATGCTATGCTCATTGCTATTGCAAACCCCGCAGATACTTCTCCATCCGCTCCGTCTGTACCATTTGATCCAGCAGCACCCGTTGCTCCTGTCGGAATACCTAATGTTAAATTTAATTGATCACCGCTCACACTTGCCGATCCTGTGGCACTAGCTCCCGCAGATAATGTATTCGTTGTTAAAGCAACTGTGGTTATTCCCTTACTTAATAAGGTAAGATCTGTTCCATCGGTATTGTAGCCAATAACTTTGTTAGCATTGTTAGAGGTTGTATCATTGTAAGGTACAGTTAGACTTGGTGCGGTTGATCCTGTTACAAATTCTGGTAGCTGCAAGGTACGATCTATCTTTTCTTCAAACTGTTGTAACACCATGATCGTATTATCAAAATCTGTTTCTAATGATGCAGCGGTAAAGGATGCTCCTGTACTATATGCACTTGTTCGAGATAAAGGTTTGTTGGCGAGGATGGTAAGTTTCTGTCCTGACGTAGGAGCTGATGCATAGTTAACAGTACCCGTTCCATTGGTGGCGATTGACACAGTATAATCACTCGATAAGGATTGAGTCGTTTCGCCAAGAATAACTTTTAGTTCGGAATCCGCATTGATCTGAAACGAAAATGCAAAAGATGTTTGCGATCCGTTAGTCGTATACTGAATCCGCCTATTAGTATCATTAATATCAAATGTCGCCATAAACCTTACCTCTACCCTTTATACAATATATATTGATTAATTTCAAACATTAGTTTTTCAAGTTGTCTATTTTGATTTGTAATTCAGGATATTTTTTTAACAATAATTCTGTACCGCTTTTTCTTGCATTTGAAAGTATAGAGTTTAAATCGGTAAACTGATCGGTCTTTCTTTGAAGTAAAAAATCTGGATCAGCAATTTCTTTTTTGATTAGGTTCAATAAATTTTTTGTATCTTTGTAACCTCTATCATCGCTACCTAAATGTCGTCTTTTATCAATATAATTACTTTCATTTATAAAAGTTACAAAATCGTTATATTGAGCATCGCTAAGTTTTACTCTTTCTATTGTTCTAGGATGACTTTTAAAAGTTCCAACTGTATCAGATAAATCTCTCAAATATTCGTTTACATCATTAAAATCTGGATTTGTAACTTTTACAGGAGAAACTACTTCGTAATTTAATCCGTTGCTTTGTTGTTTTGTTTCTCCCCAAAAGTTTAAACCTCCCAATAAATCGTCTGAGAATATTGGACTTCTTGATTTTGCTCTATTAAGTCCACTATAAAATCCCTCAATGGCAGAAGGAAATGGAACATACTCAAGATTGCCTAATTGATCTTCGTTTAACATGGTATTAGAAGCATCTGGATTTTGTAATCTTTCAAGAGTTGCTCTATAACTTGTCTGACCGACTAATTGGAAATCAGAAAAAAAACTTGCTGGAGTATTAATCATTGTATCTAAACCAATACCACCAAACTGCCCTATAGCATTTGTTCCGACAGATGTTAATTGCTCTCCAAAATATTTACCAAATCTCTCAAAAGTATCTGCTTGACTTGAGTGTGGATTACCAGCAGCTTTCATAAGTTCAGAAACACCTTGAAGGTATGGCATATTTTGAGCATATTCAGCAGAAGCCAAACTTCCCGCTTTAAATAAATTTTCTAAATCAAATAAATCTGCATCTGAATTGTGAGCGTAATAAGCGTAATCAGCAGCCATTGACAAAACAGCAGACATTGGATCAAACCTTGAAAATGTGTATCCTTTATATGTTCCATCGGTTTGTTTAAAATTAATTGAATATTGTGAAATACCAGCACCTTCTAAAAACTTTCTTGCCTTTTTGTCTTTAGGTCCTGACCCAACTACCACAATATCATCTCCAAAATATCCAGAAGCAAGTAACGCCATCATAGCAAATGTGCCATTACCAATCATTAACTTAGATACTGCCTTATCAAATTCTTTACCTCGCATAGGCGTAGTTCCAAAAAGATCTAACCCTCTAAGGTTAGGATCAGAGTTCATAATAGTTCTGTATATAGGCGACCAATTTAAAGTTCTATCAAATGCTTCTTTCATAATATTTGTTGGTGTTTTACTGAAAGGCACAATAATTTTCATGCCTGGTAGATTTGCCAATCCTACAAAGCTCGACCAAATACCTTCGGGATTGCCTTGAAATGTTCTTACAAGTGCTTCTTGACTCATTAAATCTTTTGTTGACTCCGATGGCTCTAAAATACCTTTTGTAAATTTATCCTCGGCTAATTGTCTAGCTTGGTCTTTTGTAATCTCTCCTGACCTTCTTGCAGTTTGATATGTAATCATGGCATCTCTATATGCTTCTCTATACATTACAGCTCGTTCAGATATTACTTTAAAAAACTCATCCTCTGAACCGAGAAAACGTCCTGGCAATCTTCCTAATATTCCAAGCATATCAACTAACGGAGCGTAAGCATCTTTATACCCTTTCATATTTCCTATACTGTCTAAAACTTGTGCTACATTATTGGTGCTTCCGATTGCTCTAGGATTTTTCAAATCAATCTTGGTCATAAAATCTCCAGCTTCTCCCGTTATTAGTGAAGATCCAAAACCCTTAAAAGCATCTTTTAGAGCATACATCATACCAAACGCTTCTGCGGATGCTTCTCCACTAGGTATTGGTCTAAATTTTGTTTGTCCGTTAACTTCAATTTTTGCAAAATTTTTATCCGTAAAAGATCCTGACAAAACTCTATCGTTCACATCTCCTAGTCTACCACCCAAAGTTCTTACATTTCCTATAACTGATGCTAACCCTGTTTCTGCTGTTTGTAAGATTTGAAATCCCGCATTACCCGCAATATTGACAACATGAGTAACAGGACTTGATAAAATAGCATTTATGTATAATTCCATTACTGCATCGTAACTTTTTAAAGCCATGCCTTCTCTTGCAAATTCAGCTCTTCCCGCTGGTGAAAGCGATAAATATGCTTCAGTAGAATAATCAATAAGATCTTCATCTAAGTTTTCCATAAAATCATTAAGCTCATCTCTATACTGTTTAAGATTTATATTTCTCAATTTTTGTACGGAAGATACTGCTCCAAGCGACCGACCAACTTCTGATACCGATCCTGATACTTGACCCATCAAATTAATCTGTATAGCTAGTAAACTTTGAAATTCTTTAAACTCACTTTTTTTAAGAGCCATATTTGTTCTAGGTATATCACGAATTTTTCTGGCTTTTTGCTCAAGCTCTTGTCCTAGTTGTAGTGTCAGGATTAAACCACTCATCATATCTTCCACAGGCAATATAGTGCCGACCTTTCTACTCATAATTTTATATGCTACATCTGTAAATCCTGTTTTATCTGCTGTTTCGGTCATTACTTTTTTAACCATATCTTCTATGGGTTGGCGTGGTCGTTTTAAAAAGTCAAACAATTCTTTGTTTTGCACTTTAATTTTTTGCATAAGATCGGTAACATTTACTGTGGTTTGATTAAGACCAAGTACTTTAGCAGCAACCTTACTAAAATCTAATCCTTTGCCTTTGTATCCAACATCAACCAGTGTTTTATTTAAAGCATCAACAGCATCTTCGCTAACACTTTTAACAATTATTTCTCCCCTTGCTCCTGGTGTTAGACTATCTTGCGGAGCAGAAAATTTTCTTACTTCCTTTTGTGTTTCTTCTGCTTTACTTGCTTGTTTAGCTAAGTAATTAAATATGTTTTTAATTGCCATCAGGAATTTCTCCTGTAGTTATTGGCTCTGCTGTTGCTTTTGGATTTTGAGTTTCAGTAGTTGCACTCGATGGAATGCTTCTTTGGCTGTCATTGGTTTTTCCCTCAAGGAGGGTTCTTGTAATTTGTCTGTAACTTTTTGGTTCACTTGCAACTCCTAATTTTGTATATAAACCTTGTTCAAAATACCATAATACTGCTTGTGTGTCACGATTATTTAATTCAATATTATATTTACTTTTGAGCTGACTTTTTACATCAACAATATATTGATCCATCAGTTCTCTTTCTTTTAAAGTTCTTGGTGCTTGTATGCCTGTTCTATTGCCATCTTGAGTAACATTAAACATTGTTCCTCTCTTGCGATTAAAACCTCTAGTAAACCATATATCAGGAACATTTTCATCTGACGTACCTAACAAATTCTGCATAAATTTACTTACTTTCGGACCAAAAGCATCTGCTCCAAAAATTTCTTTATCCAAAGCTCCAGCAATTTTCTTAAATCCTAATTGTTCTCTTACTACATTTATCTCTCTTCTAGTAGTTGGAGTATGTATAAATTCTAAAAACCCATCTAATCCCCTTTGTTTTACAATAGCATTCACAAATTTTAATTGTTCTCTTGATGCTGCAAATCTACCAAATCCTCTGTTAGTTTCTGGGTTAATGTGTGGCACATTATTCGTATTTAAAAAATTATCTGCTACTTTTATAGCTGCTCTAAAGTCAAAGCCAACAGGATATCCTGGCGATAAAATTGATGTTAAGAAAACAACAAAATCTTTACTCTGTGGATTATTTTTAAACTTTGGATTAATTAAGTCTAGATCCGCCATAGCATCTTTTACATCTTTATCGTACCAACCAACACCCGTTACATCCTGATCTAATTGATATTTAATTTCCTCAACTCCTTCATCAACCATTTTTTTAAAATCATTGGCATTGCTAATATCTAGCTTTGGTTTTGTTTCATAATATTCAAATATGTCATCAATTTTAGTTTTAGATTGTTTAGTAGGTATTTTAAAAGAATCGCTTGTCATAATTTTTAATGATTCAATTTGTTGTGTTGGAGCTAGTTTAGATAAACCTTTATCGACCATATTACCCATCTCACCCACACCCATACTCGACATTGTCATTGAACCTTGATTCTGATCCACTCTTTTTTGTGCAGCTTCTCCGACTTCTTCTGATGTTTCTTTAATACTTTTGGCAACTGCGGGAGCTTTCTTGGCTGCTTCTCTACCCGTTCCACCTAAACCTAGAAACTCTCCAGCTATAAAACCAGCTTTGAAATCTTTTTTCTTTTGATCTGATATATTTAAATCATCAATAAAGTTATCGAAAAGACCTTTATAAAACTGTGATCCATAATTTTCTTTTGATAATGTTTCAAAGGTATTTGCAAATGTTTCAAGTTTTTTACCATCTTCTGCACCTACAGATTTACCAATACTTACAAACAAACTTGCAAGATCGGTAGGTAGTCCTAATGTTGCTCCAAATGCTCCAGGAACTAAACTTGCGGTTGTTCCCGCCACTCGTTCTAAACCCTCTCCGATACCTTCTAATAATGTAGGTTCAACATAAGGTCTTATATCAACCAAACCTTGTTCGTCTTGATAATACTCAAGATCAACCCCTGACGATCTCATTCTTCTGCTATTTTCAATATAATCAAAAATATCCTTAGTCATCATTTACCTTCCAAATATTTCATTGTCGTTGATAATAAGCGATCGTATCTTGCATCCTTTTTTTCATCATAAAACCTTGTCTTAAATAGGTCTTTGTTATTTCTTCTGTAACTAAGCATTTCTCTCAGTTGTTCTATTTCATCTAACTCTTTTATGCTTTCTAAAAATTCTTGATTTATTTTGCCTGATCGGTTGTTTTTCTTTGCTTTAGCAAATGCTTTTTTCAATTCAGTATATTGAAGTCTAAGAGTTTGTTGTGTATCGTCCTCAACAATTTTATTAATCTTTTCTTCGACTTCACCTATTTGATCTCGTATATAAGTGGCAGCATCAAAACTTTCTCCAAGTTCTGTTTTTCTTCTTAACTCTGCTAATGCTTTTTTTCTCATTGCTCTGAGCAGTTGATTTTGTTTATAATTTGGATGATCAACGTCAATATTTTCTTGTTCAATAATACCAAATAATTGCTCTGTATTTAGAAGCTCTAATTCAATATTACTTTTTTCATAACTAGTTAAATCTTTTTCAAGTTCGTCTATGTCTTCTGTGCTAAGTAAAAACCTATTATCATCAATGGTTCTAATAGTTAACGATCCATCGTTCAGTTGTCTTTTAAGTCTTCTTAAAGTTTGTGCATCACTTTTTCTTCTTACACCCATAAACCTTTCTCTGTCTTGTTTAATGTCGATAAGTCTTGTGTCGCTAGAATCTAACGATGTTGCTCTTTTAAGATTATCATCGTAAAGTTTAGGATCGTTTTTATCTATGGCAATCTTCATATTCGCTAGTGCATTGTTCATTGCTGTTTCGTTTTCGATTTTATCTATATCGTTCTCATCTTCTTCAAGTTGCAGTTCATCTCGTCTTGCTGATCGTAAGTTAGAAACTAATTTAATTTTATCCTCGGCTGTAAACATTTTGAGTAAAGCATCAATTCGAGCATTGCCTGTTGTTTTATTTTTAATGATACTTTTAGAGTATTCTCTTGCTAAACCCGCTTGTAAGGTATAACTAATAATTTTACTTTCATATTGATTCATAAATTCTTTATCAAGTGTTTCGGTTAGTTTAGTTATTTGTTGAGCAGAATACTCTCCTCTAGTTATTGCTTCTGTCTGCGATTCAATAATAGTATTTCTTCTATGTGCTGCGAGATCACTTTCAATTTGACTTTGTGTTTTAGCGGGATCAAGTAGAATGTTATCTATCTTAGTAGGTATGTTTGCTTGTATATTACTAAGTATTACAGCAGCAAGCCCTTGTTGTTTTTTTGTTTCTGCATCAATAAAGTCGCTCATATAACTTTTAAAATAACCGCCTGTTGTTTGCGACAATGTGCCTTTTAGTTTAACATGATCTGTTGGACTTACATTTTTTAAAATATCAGCATAACCGAGTGATATAGCATCAAGACCATCAGCCACCTCTTGCGGATCTAAATCTTGTGTTTTTGCCACACTTATAAATTGTGCATAATCTCTTGTCGCTTGTAATTCTATTTCTGCCATTACACTTTGAAATGCTGTGCTTCTAGCAGCTCTTCCTCTTGTTCCATACCCAAGTCTTTTTGTAGGATCTTCACCTGTCTTCGATGCTTTTTCTAACTCCTCCATAGTGATTGGATTTGTCGCACCATACATTTCCCCTTCTTCTACTACCTTTTCCGCCATTTGATCGTAAAAAAAACCAGACATAGTATTAAGTAATTGTGAGATCTGACTTTGACCTACTGCTTCTTGTTCTAATAAACCTACCTCGGTTGCAGCACTTGGTGTGTACCTTGGACTTAATATTGATCTATTTAATCGTACTCTTTCAGCCATTATATCAAACCTCCACCAGCAGTATTATAGACACCTCCGCTTAGAGGACTTGTCTGTCCGACAAACATTGGATTGACAGCTCTATTCAATGCGACATTACCAGCAGTATTTATTTGTGATGCATTACCAGCAAGTGAACCTCCAATAGGTACTGGAATTGTTGGTCTAGCCATAGGCGTAACAGGAAGAGTAGAAGTCGGACTAGAAGATCCTAATCCACTAAAAGCACCAGATAATCCAACTTCAGCAACTGACATAAATAAATTACCGAGTGCAGCAGTTTGAGCTTGTCTTGCTGCCATACGACCTTTGTATTCTAAATTCCTTGCTTGACGTTCTGATTGTTCAATAGCTAAGAAAGCGTCTTGATCTAATATACCAACATCTAATGCTGCTGGTCGTAAGACTTGTTGTTCAGAGAACACCGCTGCCGATCCTACCTCTGGCAATACACCACTTGAGTATCCTCTGGCAATGTTTGATGCTAATGCTCTTTTTGTTCGTCTTAGTATTTCATTAGCTGATTCTTGTGCTTTAACTGCTTCGACTCGTCCTTTGAGTCGTTCATTACGAGCTTGAGCTTCTGCAATTTGTTGTTGTATTCTTCCTTCAGCAACAGAAGATCGATACTGCAAAGCAGAACCAATTAACCCAATACCCGCACTAATTACAGAACCAACACTCATTGACTACCACTTACGCTATACTCTAAACTTAACAATGTGAAAAATAATGGTTTCGTTTGAGTGATTGATATTTGAGCTTCCTCGTCATAACCTAATAATGGTGTTACTCTTTTTCGTCCTGTAAATGATGTTTCAGAAGAATCAAGAGTGTAGGGGAACTGTTTAAGACTTACCTCGTTCCCATTAATAGCAATATTCTGTGTTTGATTTAAAACAGGAGATACCGCTACTATTCTTTTTTTTCTTCCGACCATTGTACCCGAAGCAAGTCTGGGTTCTGCTGGTAATGTTTTCGCTAATACATCATGATGTAAACCTATTTCAACATAGGTTGTTGGAACTTGATCGATTGTTATTTGTCCTGACGAAACAGTTTTTTCACCCAAGAAAATATCATCTCGAACACATTCCACAGTTTTTCCCTCCAAATGACTAAGACCTGAAACTGTCGTGGAGGTAGGCTTATTGCCATCAGAACTCCCATCAAAAAGCTGAAAAGAAGCGTCAGTAGTTCTATCATCGTCTAACCTTTCTATATAATGTTTTGTATTACTATTGATCGTTCTCTTAACAATCACATAGATATCATCAATATCAACCGCACAATCTTCGTATGTACCATCCGTTATAAACTCACTTGGAGCTACAACCTTTTGTGTTCGGTGTATCGAATACGCTGCCATCGTTCCGTCAGTACCATTGACGATCATAAGTAAATCGCCATCGTCTGTAGACGTTGCTCTTCTAAATGCAATCTTGACAGGACTTTTTAGTAAATGACTTGATAACAACGATATATTGTTTGATTGATACGATAATTCTGCATCGCTAAATAAAAACTCTCGTAATGCTTTTCCTGATCGTTGTAAGAAAATAGTACCACCTTCAACCGATACAGGCATAATATTAGGTTTTGATCCTGACGAGGTCGCAGCTTTGATTGTTAGATTGCCAGGCGTAATAGGTTGTCCTTCGCTTTGCTGGACAAAAAATTCGTTGCCTGTACTGAAAATTTGCAAATCCCGCCCAGAGCGAATACCCGTAATAGCATTTACAGAATCAGAAGAAAGTATAGCGAATATAGCGTCATCGTCTAAACCTTCAGCTTCTAAGAAATTAAAGAAGTCAGATACCTTTGATCCGAATAAAGCATTAGGTAAACTCTTTGATCCACCAAAATATAATCGTCCTTCATGAAAGACCCCTGTTTTTGGAAACCCTCTGGTCGATGAGAAGACATCTTCGTATCCCGCTTCGAGTTCCCAATTACCATTTGATATTGCAGAGGTGTTAAAAAACGGAATCTCTACATTTACTTTTATAGATGTGGCTGACACAAACTCAACGATCCTAGCTCTACCAAATCCATTCTTGACATTAATATATTGATTGACATTACCACTAGAAAAAATACTAGCCGATGCGGATATAGTGGCAGTACCATCAATAGAAGAGGGTGTAATATTCGCAGCGGGTTCGGATACAGATTTTGTAAAGGCAAACTTTGGCGAAGTGATTGATATTGTACTTGCTGTCCATGTAGTATTGTTTGCTCCTCGAACAATCGATAGGGGAGCTAGATCTTCATGCATAAGAATCAACGTATCCGCAGATTGTGTAAAGGTTATAGCATCGAATGATATATCGCCTAACGATACAGTTAAATAATTATTACCACTTGAGTTTATATTGGTTTGCAATACGCCTTGTCTAAACACAAACATCTTGGCATTATTGGTGGAACTGGTTGATAATTTAACAAAGACTAACATAAACGAATCGACACTTGAAAACTCAAAGGGAATTAAACGAAGTCCTTGTTGCGCAGTAAACGATCCTCCTAAATCAGATGATACATCTAGTAGAAATTGTTGTCCTGGTCGTCTTTCTATTGCACCTTGCGGAATACATACCACATTGGTTGCTTTCTCTAAACCCGCTTGATATTGTGTAATGTCGACTCGACCTTTAACAAGTGGATCAAACTCGCCCATAGTAAATGAAGATTGATACTGAACAATTCTGCTCATGCTCCTCTCACTTCAGTTAACAGATATTGTGCAATAACAGGAGGAGTTTCACCCGCACCATCTAAATTGATAGCGGTTCTAAAATATCCACCTCTGTTGTTATCGGCTGCTCCGCCTAATGCAATCTGTTTATAGTATGCTCCTTTTTCTGTCTGATCTGTAATTGTTTCTGCTAGATTCCACGCCAACATATAAACAAGTAATTGAGTAAAATATACAGGAAGTTTACCCTCTACTATGTCTTGTTGGTAATCTACAAAAATCTGTGTGTTATCGGTTAATAATGTTTCGCCTTGTATTTGCCAATCTCTTATTGTTGCAGCTCCTCGATCACTAGAATTATAAACTGATCTGGGAACACTATTAATCATATCAGAGGGTAGTTTATATTGATATAAGAAATGTGCTGTAGGAGCAGTAGATAATCTTGAGAGTTCTGCTTTTTTAAGAGTGAATGTCCAAGGATACATTCCAAGGGTTGTTGTTTTTACTTTAGGATAGATAATATCTAAAGCGTTGCCGATCGCTGTACCATTCGAAAAACTAGCAATCGTATCAGCACCGAGAAGAAGTAATGCTTGATTTGCTATGCTTACCTGATTATCTCCCGTTGCCATAATAATTCCTTAAATAAAAGTGGAGAGCCGAAGCTCCCCACAGTTTATAATTTAGTCTGAGTCAGCTACACTAAGTGCTGTTCCATCACTCACATCAACAACTCCAGCAGCCGTTACACTTAATACAACGACTAGAGATGCAGTTGGTGTGTTTGAATCATGAACATAAATTAGATCACCGACTTTTACTTCATCAGATACCGAATTAAAATATCCTTCAGTATTCATTGTGGCTAGACTATCCGTAGTGGTATAAGACCACATTTGTGGGGCAGAGCCACGTTTGCTCATGCCACCAATAGGATTCCAACCCGCTCTTGCAAATGCCATAATTTACCTCCTATGATTCTCTACAAGTTACTTTAATTAGACCTTCAGTATCGATCACAACTGCTCCAGCACTGTACATAGCTGAAACTAAAAACGAAGTTTTCTCAGGCACATAGTTGACCTCAACTTTTGGTGCGACACTTACGCCACAGCCAATCGCTGATCTGTGATAAAAGAATGTGTTTCTATCTGAACTTCCATCAATGGCAAGTCCGCCTTCTGAACGATCACCGACAACATGAAATTGAAATCCCATCATGGTATCAATCTCACCTTGTACTAATGCTCGAATATTTTGGAAATCACCAGAGATTGCTCTCTCATCTCCTAATAGTCCAGCAATACTATTCGCATGCACAACTGCATGACGATCTGTTGGAGGAACATTAGCAGCGTCCATAGCTTTTTTTGCTGCGATGATTTTACCAATATTTAGATCTGAAGCTGCTGCTGATCCCGAAGTTACTACTGTGTTAGCAATAGTTGCTCCTGGTGAAGCTGCTTCCATCACATCTATGATAATCTGGTCTTCCCTTCTGGCTATGGCTTTACCCACAACGGCAGCAAGTTCCTGTCTTTCATCGAAGTTCACTTTACTCTGATCGAAAATATCGCTGTATTCCGCAGCAATAAAGTCGCTCATAGTGGCTGTTACTGTGCTGAAATCTGTGTTCAATGGCACAACATCTGTTTGTGGAGTTCTAATCTGTGATACGCCTTTTCCAATTTTAGGAAACTTGACAGTAGAACCTTGAACATTTGTTCTCATTCTAACACTATTATTCAATACAGATTCGCCTTGATATGCTTGTTTTACCTCTGCTTCAAACAGGGTAATAAAAGCTGTTGATAATCCTGTACTCATAATTGTACTCCTGTTAAATAGTTATAATTGTTTACTAATCGCTTCGGTTATTGGAAAAAGATCCAGCCAAACATATAAGGTATTGCCCTACACAATCTCATTTCTGAGAAGCCAAACCAGCCAAAAAAGGTTATTGGTTAATTATTTATAAAACATCTTGACACGCTTTTCAAGAAAAAAAGAACCATCTAGCGTTTATCTAGATAGCTTACCTGACTTCTCAAGTTCGATCATATCTTTTTCTACTTGTTTTCTAAATGCTTCATCGGTTGCATATTTAGGATCTGCGACTCTGGATAACACCTCGTCTTTGTCTAAACCATCGACTTGCATTGTCATTGTTGGTATTTCTTTTTCGCCTGTCATTCCTCTAAAGATATTTAAAAGTCGAATACCTTGAGCAGTACCACCCATGATTTTAAATTCTTCAAAGTCTTCTTTATTTATTATTTTTTTATCTACAAGACTTCTACCCCAATTAATCATGCTTTGAATTTTTGCATCTGCATTTTCACCGAGTTTAGCACGCTCTTCTTTTTCATTGATTTCTTGTTCTTGTATGCTTTCTCCTCTGATCTCTGCTATCTTACTGACTAATTCATCAAACGATTCTTGCGAGATATTATTTGCTTTTGCCCAACTTGATGCAAACTCAACTTCTGGATCAGATTGATCAATGCCTTTTTCTTCTAGAGTTTTTAAATCGTAGGACTCTGGTGCTTTACTATTTTTTTTATGAAATGCTTTTTCAAGTTCTGTATAACCTTTTGCAATGCCTTCTACATCTGGTCCGTCTTTTTTATCCCAAAACTTTTCTGGAAAATAATCAGGTCTTTCAAATTCAACATTCTCTAAATCTTCGCCTTCAACCACTTGATCTGCTGACTTCGTTGCCATACCTTCATCTTGAGTTGTTTCTTCTTTTTCAAGTGTGGCCTTCGACATTAATCCTTCTGCTGATTGTTCTGTTGTTTCTTCAGTTTTTACTTCTTCTTGGTTTTGGACTTCATCCATTTCTAGCTCTCCTTAATTTTAAAATAATTTCTCTAATTACAGAGTTTTGACCATCTCTAAAATAGCCAAATGAGTTATCATATCCTGGTGTCCATGTCGGTACGTCAAGATAGGTTTTTTGTAAGTGGTCGAGTAACTTCTGACCTTGTTCGGTGGAAAATACTTGTTGATATAATTTATCGAGTTCGGTCGGTTCGATCCTTGCATTAGGATTAGGCATTGCATCTAATCCCTCCCAACCAGGACTATTGATCGTTTGTTGTTGCTTGTTGTTGGGTTTCATTTTTTAATTTTAAATTTTTTTCTCAACATTGGGTTCATCATTAAAATTGCTTGTTGTTGAATTTTTGGAAGTCTATCAAATTCTTTTTTCGTCATTTGTACTTGCATACTTATCCCTCGGCTACATTAGGTTCTTGTGTTTGTTGCATTCCTTGTTGCATCTGTTGTTGT